GTATGTACAATAAATTTATATATTCAGAAGGTTGTAAGATTATGTTTATACCAGGAGAAGATGGTTATGAAACACCAGGTGATGAAGATATACCAGATGAACCTGAACCTGAACCCGAACCTGAACCTGAACCTGAACCTGAACCTGAACCTGAACCTGATCCTGAACCTGAACCTGAACCCGAACCTGATGGTAATACAATATTATTTAATTCTTTATCTAAAATAATATGGAAAAAAAAATAAATAGACTTATATATAAATGGTAAAAAGAGCATTATTAATTGGCATCAATTATGTAGAAAATACTAGATACAAATTAAACGGCTGTATAAACGATGTTATTAATTTAGAACATTTACTAATTGATGCATATAATTATTCAATAGATAATGTTACTGTAATGCGAGATGATATATATAATATCAAGGATGAGTTATATCCATCTACTAAGAATATAGTAAGAGAACTTAATAATATTTTTGAAATATCGGATGAACATGATGAAATATGGATACATTATAGCGGACATGGACATTATACAACTGATAATAATAAAGATGAAACAGATAATCGTGATGAAATGATAATAACCGTAAATGATAATGGTAGATTAGAAGGTATATTAGATGATGAATTAAATAGTATATTTGAAAAAAATATAAGTAATACATTTGCTGTGTTTGATTGTTGTAACAGCGGAACTATAGGAGATTTAAAATATATATATCGCTTTAAAGAAAAAATAGATAGTAAAGGTATATCTGACGATGATTTAACGAATGAGTATTCTGATAAATACGAAATTATAAAATCAATAGAAAATGAAAATTCAAAAGTTAAAAAAATACATTTATTATCTGGATCCCGAGATGATCAAGAATCATATGATTCGTTTAATAACAAAACACAAATAGCCATGGGTGCAATGACATCATCACTATTATATATTATACGTAAAAATAAACATACTATTAGTTTATATAACTTGCATAAACAAATATGTGAACATCTTATTAGTAAAGGATTTCCATCTCAAACTCCTTGTTTAAGTTTATGTGATGATACCCCTACATTTAGTTTATCAAAAACCACTACTGAAACTAAAATTAAAAAAACTTATCGTAAAATGTTTATGAAATTATTTTAAATAATATATTACTTGATACTGTAACATATTATTTTGTTTTACAATAGATTAGTTCATGTAAACCGATAAAATATACATAATCCCCTCCAAATAGTATTTTAAATTAAATTAGTATTATTATTACTTATAAAATATTTACTTTAAATATTATTATGAAAATAATTAGTTTTGATGTAGGAATTGTAAATCTCTCCTATTGCATTTTTGAAATAAAAGATAATAATTATTCCATTATTGACTGGAATGTTATTAACCTTTGCAATGAAAATAACAGAATTTGTAGATATAGTGATAATAAAGGCTCATGTACAAAAAATGCAACTTATTTTAAAGATAATATGTATTACTGCAAAAGACATGCAAATAAAGATAAAGCTTTTATTATTCCTGATATAAATATAAATATTAAAAAAATTAAAAAATTAAAAGTGAAAGAATTGCACGATTTTTGTGATAAACATAAAGTTGATATACCTGCAAAATCTAACAAAGAAACCATAATAGAATTAATTGATATTTTTATTAATAAAAAATTCTATTCTATTTTGCAACCAATTAAAGCTAGTAATATGGATTTAATTTGTATTGGACGAAATATACAAATATTGCTTGATAAATATTTACAAGATCATTTATCCACAATTACTCATGTTATTATAGAAAATCAAATTAGTCCTATAGCAAATCGTATGAAAAGTATACAAGGTATGCTTACACAATACTTTATTATAAAAACCATATCAATTATTGAATATATTTCCTCTGAAAATAAATTAAAACATTTAAATTTAGATAAAAGTAAAATAACTTACGCCGATCGGAAAAAAAAGGCAATAGAGGAATGCAAAAATATATTACAAAATACGAATAATCATAATAGCTGGTTGGAATTTTTTAATAATCATAAGAAAAAGGATGATTTATCTGATAGTTGTTTACAAGGTCTTTGGTATTTACATAAATATATTATTATTCGTAAGACTTAAAATTATATGTTCTATATTAATCATAATGGCTGAACCCGAAATAATTGATATTGGAAATTTTTCTTCAGGTAAAACTAATATAAAATTAAATATGTCAGGAGATAATTCCTTGAAATCTACTAATTTTGGACCAGGAATAGAGCTTTTAATGAATGATAAGAAAAAGGAGGGATCATTAAATAAATCATCCTCATTTGAAGAAAATATAAATATAGATGATTTAGAACATTTAGAAAATGAATTAAATGATATAACATCTTCATTGAATGTATCTAGCGCCGACATTAATATACAACCATCTGTAACTTTTAATACTGATAAATATAATAATATTCAAGAAATAAATTTAGAAGAAACTCATATTAATAAAACACCTTCTATTGGAGAATCTACAGCAGATGTTGCGAATGAAACAAAAACATGGGATGGATATGGCCAATTTCAAAATATTCCCATGGATCCAGATATGAATGCATCATCTACGCCAAAACTATCAAAAGAGGATTTATTAAAAGAGAAATTCAAATATTTAAGAAAATTAGAACAATTAGAAAGAAAAGGTGTAGAACTTACTAAAAAGTATAATATGGAATCTCCTTTAAACGAAATGATGGGCGAGTACGAGATGATTATATCAGAAAAAGAAAAAGAAAATTCTGTTAAATTTCAAGGAAATATGTTATCTGCATTTATTAATGGTGTTGAATTTCTAAATAATCGGTTTGACCCATTTGATGTTAAATTAGATGGATGGGGCGAACAATTTACTGAAAATGTTAACGATTATGATGATATATTTGCAGAATTACATGAAAAATATAAATCAAAAGCAAAAATGTCTCCTGAAATTAAACTTATTTTTCAATTAGGTGCTAGTGCTACAATGATTCATATGACCAATACTATGTTTAAAAGCTCAATGCCTAATATGGATGATATTATGAGACAAAATCCAGACCTTATGCAACAATTTAATCATGCTGCTGTAAATACAATGGGTAAAACGAATCCTGGATTTACAGGATTTATGAATAACATGATGGATACAGGACAACAACAGTCGCAGTCAAATGTACGTGTAGGACCACCACCTACTCCAATGGCTACACAAGGTAGTGGTTCAGTTCCTCCTCCTAGACGACCGGGATTTACGGATACTAATTTAGGATCATCGCAAAATACAGACGATGGTATTAATATTGAACAATCGTTTTCAAGTATTGGCGGGACTGATAAATCAATGAGAAGACCTGAGATGAAAGGACCAGCAATGAAAGGACCATCCGATATATCTGATATTTTATCTGGTCTAAAAACTAAACAATCATCATTACAAAGTAATATGCAACCTAATTTTAAAAAAGTAACAGAAGTAAATATTCCGAATCTCACTCGCGAAACTATTTCAATTAATAAAGATGACGATGCAAATAGTACTGTAAGTATTCAAGAATTAAAAGAAATGCAGGAAGGTGGTAATATGCCAACCCGTAGTAAACGCAGACAAAAATCAGATAAAAGCACCATTAGTCTAGATATTTAAAATAATAATATAGTATTTTTATATTATTATTAAGCATACAGAGAATCTAGTATACGATTTTCATTTTCTTCATCATCATCATCATCCTCGTTATATGAATTATAATTTATTTTTTCACCATATTGTATTTTACGATATTGAGAATTATTATATATACATATACGAAAATCTTTAGGCATATATACATTTGTATATTCAAATATAAAACATCCACTGCATTCTCGCTCTTTCCATCGCTGTGCTATATAATTATAATATCTATGACACCTACAATTTGGTATTATATATTGTTGATATACAAAATCTTCATATAACTCTTTTTTATAATATAAATAGTTATAATATTCTTTTAATGCTTGATATGCAAAATCGTTTATTAAATAAGTCTGTATTATATTTAATAGCTCTTGAGGTAGCTTATTTTTAAATAATACTAGGGGTGATTTCATGTTATATGTTAATATAACTTGGTATAAATTAATAGAAAATCAATTTTTTATTTATTTTCAATCATTTTATCTATAGTTACACTTGCTGCAACGTTTTTAATAATTTTATTCATATTTTTATCTTCAGTGCGTTCTTCCACATGACCCATTGAATTTTGTATTATATTCATATATAAATCGTTTTTACTTCCACCACTATCTGTGCAATCCGGATTTTCGTCTACCCATTTGGGAATTTGTTTTATATTTGATCTACGTATATATTTAATGGCCTTTTTCATCATTTCCCTATCTTCATTATCTTTTGCCCACTCTTTATCATCTTTTACATAGAGTACTTCTCGTTTTAAATCAGAACAATGAATTGGGCGTTTATGTAAATCAAGTTCTGATAATCCTTTTAATATAATTTGTGTTAATCCTGTAATATATCCACTTTTTCCTGTATTTTCTAAATCTTGTGTATGTACTTCTAATGATTTTGCAAAATCCATAATACTAATAGCATCTTTGCACTCTGTATTTAAAAATACATTTAAGTTAAACTTATTTGTTGTATTGTTTGTTATATTACCTATTTTAGGTATCAATTCACCTATTTGTTTTTGTTGTTGATTTAATATTTTTTTCAATTCGGTGTTTTCATTTAATATTATTTCCAATAAATCATTTGTATTTGATTTATTTACTAGTTGTGTTTCTGTAGATTTATTCAAAATACTACAATTTTTTTGATGTTTACATAGTCCTGATATATATTTATACGCACGACCACATCCACATTTATGTATTTCTATGTGCATTGGTATGGTATTATCATGCGGAACTAACGGAACTAAAAGGTTCCGTTTTTCATTATTTATATGTTTACGTGTCAATATATGTCTATCCCATTGACTGTGTCTACATGTAGAATAGTCACAATATTTGCATGCAAATTTATAATTCTTTTCTGGTGTAAGATTTGGAACTTTTTTATTATCCATTTATTATCCTAAATGGATAATAAAAATATGTTGAAGTCGTTTTATTAAATTATTTAAAAAAAGTATATGGTAAGGTACTAAAAATATAATTTAATATTTTAGAGCATTATGGTGTAAATCCGAAACCCCTTGAGATTTAGTTTTCATTTCATTTTTGAAAATTTGATTTTGGACATTTATTTTTGTCCTTTTTTGATATTTTGAAAAAAGAAATGAACAAAAAACTCAAGGGGTCTCAAAATTTAATTATCTGTATATATAAATATGGTGAAAAGAATGGGAAGTAATAAGTTGGTAAATAGTGTTAAACATAAAAATAAATTAACAGTTAAATATTTAGATGAAATCAAAGGAATAACATATATTCGCCAAAAATATTTTAACAATGGAACATACCGAATAACAAAATCAGGATATTATAAATTATTTGAAGATATAGTTTTTCATCCTAATCCTGAAAATAATTATAAACCTAAATCTATACAAAACGAATTATATCCAAAAATGGGTGCTTATATATTAGGATTTTTTGCAGTAATCACGATAGAAGCTTCTAATGTTACATTAGATCTTAATGGATATGAAATATGTGTATCTGAAGAATTTAATCAACATCAAAGATTTGCTTCTATTATTGAATTAGGTAATTCGCCATTTAATACTAACCAAGGTCCTTCTAATTTTGGTATACTTAATCCTGCTCCTCAAAATATAACTGTTTTAAATGGCAAATTAGGCATGTCTCCTCATCATGGCATACGTGGAAATAATAATAAAAATGTAACATTAAGGAATATATCATTCAACGATTTTGAAGTTGCTGCAATCTCTCTACATGGTTGCTGTGATGTTTTAATAGAAAATATATCAATTAATGGAGTTAATAAAAAAGTATATTCTTTATCTCAATATTCGCAATCTTTATTTGTTATGCCATTTTTAGAGAGATTAATGAATATTGATGAAAATTATGTATTTAACAATAAGACCGTAAGACAAATTTATAATGACATGAATGATGAAATAAAAAAATATAAAGATCATGTTTTTAATTATAAAGAATATGATGGATTTTTTAAAAATAAACAAATGATGCCAGATGGAAATGTATACGGAATATTATTGGCTACAAAAGGAGTTGCTGTAGGAGATATGTTAGAAGAAAGAACAGAAGACACTATAGGTAATGAAAATATAATCATTCGTAATGTTACCATTAGAAACATAATATCTCAATCCATTCAAATAAAAGGATTAAAAAATGGTAAAAGATCATTAGAACCTTCCTATGTTGGAAAATTTATAACAGGTCCTATAGGTGATGTATTAAAGATTAATAAAATTATGGACGATAAAAATATATATAGAGGCGATTGTTTAAGTGATGGTCAGTTTGTATTAGCTAAGAGAAAAATAGAGTTTCCAGATGAGAAATATGGAGGAGTATCAATAACAAAAGAGTTAATTAATTGGGCTGAAACAAAACAAAATTTTAATGATTTAAATTTATATATGGTAAACGATCATGATTCTATGGGACATGTTATGAAAGGAAACCATGGTATTTTAATAAGTTGTGGAAAAAATATATATTTAACGAATATCAAAATAGAAAATGTTGAAAATTATGGAGGGGATGATAATAGATTTATAGATAATTTTAAACAACTTGAAAATAATGATGAAATATTAAAAGAAACTTCAATCATAAGAGGTAAGCGTAATTTAGGTGTTAAATCTAGAAAAAATAATAAAGAAACAGATAAAGAAGGAAGTGCTATGATAATTAGTGATTATAAAGAAATGCCAGACGGGGAAGCCAATCCAGCAATTGGAAAATTATTTATTGATGACAAATTTATTGCTGTAAATAATAATATAGTTACTACATCGCACGATGTTGGTAATCAAGTAACTAGCAAAGAAAAGGGAGAAGAAATATGGGTTGTTGTATCTAGAAAAATAGAAAATGATATAAAAGATCGCGAAGATAAATCTAAATTATCTTCAGGTATATGTTTAACTGGTTGTGAAAAAATAAATGGTTCAAAAATATATATTGAAAACATTTTTTCAAAATATGGACATAGTCATAAAATATTGAAAAAAAATATTAATAAGGATATAAATATTTAAAGATTTAATATCCATAATATATGGGTAGGATGATTATTGGGTAGGCGGATTATTGGGTAGGCGGATTATTGGGTAGGATGATTATTGGGTAGGCGGATTATTGGGTAGGCGGTCTTATAGTGTAATGGTTATCACCCGGGGTTTTGATTCCCGAAATCTGGGTTCAATTCCCAGTAAGACCTATAATAATATATTATTATAGAAATTATAATATATTATTTTAGAAAGTATAAATCATCATATTGTAAGTTATTGTTCATTTTTGTATTATTCATTGTAACTGAACAACCACCACTATCTAAATATGATACATCAAAATTATAAATATATTTACTAAGACAATAATGAATGATTTTTTTGGTTTCATTCATATTTTTATGTTTATGTAAATGTATTGATAATTTTTGTATAGGTATTCCGTGTATTTGCATTAAGTATAATAAAATAGTTAATATTTCACTTAACCTTTCTTCTGTTAATGTTCCACATGTATCTGATATACATATTTCATTTAAAGGCAATTTCATATAGCCAATAACTTCGTTTATTATAGTATTATTATCTATTATTCCATCAATAGGGCATTCATTTATACATGAAATATATAATTTTGTATAACCAGG